CGGAGCACGAAAGAAGAACACCACTATGGCGTCCTACCAGCAAGTCACTGTTCCCGAGGAGTTCTACATCAAGACGAGCGACCAGCTGCTCGTCCAGCCAGAGCCGCAGTATTTCTACGCGCAGCTCATGCTCGGAGCGCTCGGGCAAAGCCTGACGCCCCCGGAGGATGTGGCGCTCGCGAACCGTGACCCGATCACTGGCACCGGAGCGCAGTACAGCACGGCCGAACGCGATCGCCTGATGCTCGCGTCGCCGATGTTCAATGATGTCATTGCAGCGAAGGTCGACTTCTCTGGCATGCCAGGGTCCACGGTGCGGCTCAACCGTCCCGTGTTCGCGAACACGACCTACACCGAGGTTTCGCGCCGCATCGTCAGCGGTTCGACCATCTCTCAGAGCGGCATCACCGTCGGCAGCCAGCAGACGAACCTGACGCTCTACGCCTACGGTGGTCCGTACGACAACGCGAACACCCGGATCGCGCCGTATGCGATCGAGGCGTTCGATGCGGCGATGGGCGTGCACAATGCCGTGAAGATCCACGGCACGCAGCTCGTCCGGGACTGCCACCGATTCCTCGACGCCGTGAACGTGTCGCTGCTCGATCTCGCCTCGACTGCCATCTACCCGGACGGGATGACGGCGGTGAACGACGCAACGACCGCGGGCTCGTTCCCGTTCACGTACGAGCAGATCACGCGCACCGAGTCAGCCATGGACACGGCGAACCTGCCGACGTTCCCGGACGGATTCCGAGCGCTCGTACTCACGCCTGGGCAGGTGCAGAACCTCCAGACCGATACGGACTTCCAGCGCGCCGGCTGGTTCTTCCCGCAGTACAACGTGCTGTTTCCGCAGTACGTGAAGAGCGTCGGGAAGTTCCACATCTTCAAGTCCACGACGCTCACGACGACGGCGAACAACTCGTCGGTGAACATCGACTACGGCCACGCCATCGCGCCAGGCGCTCTCCTTGCGGGCACGTCTGGAGCTCCGGGACGGCGTCTGCGTGTGACCCCGAACACGAACGACAACTACGGGAACACTGCGCTCGTCATCTGGCAGGGCGACATCGGCTTCGGTCTCGCGAACAACAGCCTCGTGGTCAGCGTCCGCTCCTCGCAGTGAGCGCTCTCCTGAGCTGAAAGGGAATCATGTCGAAGATTCGTAACCAGGTTTCCGCCACCACCGGCAACGTCACCGGAGTCACGGCCGGCGCTGCAGTGAGTGGCGCCACCGTGTTCATGGGTGGCACGTCCCTCAAGGTCGCCACGCTCTCCGCTCTCGTGGGCGTGACGGCCAACACCAGTGGACTCACGTTCACGCCACGGTGGCAGGCGTCGAACGACGCCTCCACCTGGTACACGATGGTCGGCGCCAACAACGCCGCCAGCGTGGCACTCGCGACCGGCGCATCGGGCGGCGGCAACTCGGCGGCCACCGTCATCTCCTCGCCCCCGCAGGCGATCGAGGGATGGAAGTACGCGCGGTGTCAGCTGCTTGTTGGCGTCGCTACGGGCACGACGAGCGACCTGTACTCGATCAAGTACAGCTACCGGCAGTTCTCGCCCGGAGAGATGTCGAAGTAGTGTCTGATGGCGCTTCTTGACAGCGAAGTAGCGCGCCTACGGTACGAGCTGGGCTTTGCTCTGCTGACGGTCAACGCGGAGCCGTACATCGGCTTCGTTTCGATCTTCACGCAGATCATCCAGCCGTACCTAAGTGCGGGCGCCTCGACGACGGCGACCGGGACCATTGCGGTGTCAACTACGCCGACGCCTGTCACGCTCACCCTCGCAAGCGGCACCGGGTTCTCGACGCTCTGCCGCGTCGTCATTGACGTAGACGACCGCCAGGAGGTCGTCACCGCGCAGCTGGTCTCCGGAACCTCGCTGACAGTCCTGCTGACGAAGGCGCATTCGGGGACCTACCCGGTCACCGTTGAGGGCGGCGAGAGCATCATCCGCGAGATCCTGGGGCGCATCCGGGACGTCAAGAACGAACTCGGGCAGACGTTCGGCACGGGCGCACTGAAGAAGGTCGATGAGGTCGAGTTCTACGGCACGCGCGACCGGACGCTCTTCGGGAACCTCGGACAACAGCTGATGTTCTGGCGTGATGAACTGGCGAGCGCTCTCGGGATGATCAACGCCTGGGCGGTCAAGCGCTCGGCTGGTTCGAGGGTGGCGGTATACTGATGCCGTACGCGAGCAAAGCACAGGCGCGCTACTTCCACGCGGCAGCGGCACGCGGAGACATCAAGAAGTCCACCGTCAAAGAGTTCGACAAGAAGACGAACTTCAAGAAGCTGGTGGCGCGAGTCGCAAAGAAGAAGTGAGCCATGGCCTCCCCGCTCGCCATGCGCGACCGCTACCAGCGGATCGCCTTCCGCTATCGGAACGTGCCGGGGCGGTTTGGGCTGCGGCCTTACAGCGTTTCGATGGTGACTCGCGCCTACGACGGCGGCGAGCTCGGCCAGGGCACGATGACCGAGACCATCACGCCGATCACCGAGCGCGACGGCCTGCCCCCGAAGTGCCGCAACATGACGAGTGAAGAACTCGCCGTTGCTGGGTACGACAAGCAGACCTGGGAAATAGGCCCCGTCACCCCGACGTTCTCGGGCGGCGGAACACTGATCGCGACGCTCACGAATGACGATCTGTCGGCCGACACCGAGCCGCACTTCATTCTCACCGGCCCCGAGTTCCCCGACGGCGCCCGGTTCCGCAGAGTCCGCTTTCAGAGCGACAAGGCTCTCCACTACACGCTCCAGGTGCAGAAGGTAGCGGAAGTCGGCGCCGCACCATGACCGAGCACCTCTATCGCCGTTTCGGCGATGCGGACTTCCCGCCGGACCTGACAGCGAGCCCCGAGACGCTGGTCGCTTCGTTCGACCCGCAGCTCGACGCGATGCTGGCGCTGTTCAAGGCGGCCATCAACGCGGAGCTCGGCGCGGCATGGGCGCTCGCCTGCGTCGGCACGGCGCTAGCGGCGTCCGACCCTGTGCAGGATACGCTCTGGGTACAGCCGACGAAGGCTTCCCTGCGAGCGCAAAAGCTCGGCTGGCCGCTTCTCTGCCTGGCTCGCGTCTCCGGAACGGCCGAGGAACTGACACTCGCAAAAGAACAGATCATCACGACCTGGGCGCTCGACTACCTGCTCGGGCCACTCACCGCAGCTGATTATCGGCGGCTCGGCTCCGCACTCGGCGCAGCACTGAAGACGCTACAGCTCACGCTCCGGGAGCTCTCGCACCCCGACTACTTGAGCGGCGCGCGACAGTTCGACGGGTTCAACACCGTTGGCATCAAGTCGTGGGCAATGGGTCCGGCTTCGTTCGGTGAGGACGGAGAGGGGATCGAGTACTTTGGTCTCCATATCGACTTCGAGACGAGCGAGACCGACAAGCCGCTGGATGGGTCAGTCGGCGACTTCGTGGGCACGACGTTCGTTTTCGGTGTCGGCGACGCGGACCAGATCCTTCCCGACGTCATCATCGCTCGTGACTGAAAGGCTCCAATGAGCAACGCCACCTTCGCACTCTCCAGCGCCTTCACGGACGGCAGCAAGCCGATCGTGGCACCGCTCGGGGTAGTTGCCCCGTACACGGCCGAGCAGGAATCCCGCGTGGACATTCCAGACAGCCTGCCGCTCCAGACGTTCACGATCGACTTCGGCAGCATCGACGACACCGGCGCGACCGTTCTGATCATCCAGAACGCGACCGACAATCAAGAGATGCTCCTCGACATCAACGACAACGGCTGGACGCACGGGCTCGCAGCTGGCGCCGTGTTCGGCATCGTTTCTCCAACGGTCGACGGCAACGTTCCGATCACCCAGGCCGCTCTCACCATGAAGAACAACCAGGGCGCCGCATCCTCATTCAGCACACTCGTGCTCGGTGATCCCGTATGAGCAACACGCTGACACAGACGGCTACGTTGCAGTACGATCCCGCGATCGGCCCGACGCCGCGCACGATGAAGATCGTGAAGCAGCTGGCGGTCGGCAGCGGAGTCGCCCTGTCGCTCATCGGCGGCACATGGCCGATCCCGGAAGGCTTCTCCGGTACGATCGCGTTGCCGCCACTGAACGGCCTGATCGCCGGTTTCGTCATGCGAAACGACTCGAACCAGGCCCTCGGCGTCATGTTCAACGGCCCCAGCGTCCTCTTCAACCTGCCGCCAGGTGCCGAGACGTTTCAGCTCAATCACTCGGTCCCCGCCGTGCCACTGACGCAGATTTCGTTGGCGACAACGACGACGCAGGGAGCCGGCGCGAACCAGATCCACTTCTACCTCGTGGAGCGTGCGTGATGGCCGAGTGGAGAATCTCGATGGACGCGATCATGGCGTTCAACCCGTGCGCGGCGCCCATGATCGGGAACAAGTATTTCAACGAGACCACGCAGGAGTTCGTGCTCCCTGACGGCTGGACCGACAAGGTCATCGCCTACTACCTAGCGGAGCGAGGGGAAGCGTCCCTGCTCTGGTGGGTCGGACTCCGTTGGGCGGACGGCTCGCGCGTGATCCCGGTTGACGGGAAAAAGGCATGGGCGGCGATCAGAGCCGAGCGCGAAGCGAAGAAGTCCGCGCCGAAGCCCTGACGTGGGATTCAACATCGCGTCTCTGAAGGCGCAACACAGCGCCATCCTGAAGAAGTCCGAGCGCGCGATTACGGAAGTCCTCGACGAGTCAATCGACGTCGTCAACGCCGGCATCTACCAGCGTCCCGGGTTCAAGCCCGTAACGCACAAGACGCAAGACGCCACGAAGGCGCGCGTCGTCCGCACGAGCAAGGGAAACGTGCTCCGTGTCACCAACAACACGAAGCGCGCGCTCTGGCTCGAAGAGGGAACGCAACCGCACTGGATCTTCCCGCGCAAGAAGAAGGTCCTGAGGTTCAAAGGCAAGAGTGGCGGATGGGTGTCGACGAAGGTCGTCAAGCACCCCGGCACCAAACCTTACTGGTTCATCCGCGGCGCCGTGTCGAACGCAGCGATGCTCGCCTGCGCCCGCATTGAGTCCAAGCTCGCGCGCATCGCTCGCGACCGTCACTGACCGCACATCGCGCCTGCTTCGGCGGCGCTCGGAGACGTAATGAAACTCTCGTTCTACGCTTGTGAGGACACGCTTGTGTCCGTCCCGGGCCCTCGAGTCGTTGGGCAAGTGCCCCGCTACGTCGGGCGCGTGTTTGCTCCCGCAGCCGGCGGCAAGCTCGCCTCCCATCCCGCTACCGAGAAGCCTTACGAGGTCGACTCGGGAAGCGCCATCGGGCGGCGCATGCGGCTCATCTGCAAGCGGGACGGCGCGCTCTACCCAGCCGATGCCGAGACCGCCAAGGCATGCGGCATCGAGCTGCCCTCGGTTTCGTTCTCTGACGGCGCATGGACCGAGGGAGCACCCGCCGCGAAAGCATCGGCCCCCGTCAAGCCAGCCGCCCCCAAGAAGCCCGCGGCCGAGCCCGTGAAGGAGCCCAAGACCAATGGCTGATATTCCGATCGTCGGCGTCCCGTCTTCGTGGCGCTACCCCGGCGGCTACGCGCAGATCCTCTTCGGTCAGGGGCCGAGCACCTCGGCCGGCGGGCGTCGTCAGATCGTTTTCCCGATGGCCATGATCGACGGCGTCGGCACGTGGACGCCGAACACGCTCTACCGCGTGCGGTCTGCCTCGCAGGCAGAACTCGGCGGCGGCCCCGGTTCGCCCGTCCACCGCGCACTCGATTCGGCGATCACGTCGAACAAGAACGCCGACTACTACGCGCTGCCGTACATCTTCGCCGGAGACGGCTCGACGGCCACGCTCATCCTCACGTTCACGGGAACGGCGACCGGCACCGGCACCGCTACCGTCACGGTGTGCGGCGAGAAGTGCTCGTTCGTCTTCCGCAGCGGCGACGACCAAGACGCCGTGGCGGCTGGTCTCGCGGTTGCCATCAGCGGCAAGACGATCCTCCCGGCTGGCGCAACGGCTACCGGCGGCGCGCTCACGATCGAAACCAAGATCGCGGGCGCCTCGCAGGGCACTGGCGACGGCAACGGCCAGTACCAGGTCCGCTGCGAAATCAGCGACACGAGCCTCGGCATCACCGTGGACGTGACGTCCGGCGAGCTCGGGGACGACCAAGCAGGCAGCGACGGCTCGGGCGCACAGTCCGATGCTCTCGACGCCGCGCTCGCCACGCTTTCGGCCACGCGCCGGTACTACATCGGGATCGACGCCTTCGACGCGGACAGCCTCGACAAGGCGAAGCAGCGCGTCTCGACCGAAGCGGAGCCGATCCCGGGATTCCGCGAGCGGGTCTTCGCCTGTTTCAACGGCATCCTCGGCGATGGGCAGACGCTCGCGGTCGGAGAGAACTACGAACGCATGCAGCTCGCCTGGGCGACGGACGACGACTCCGACGTGGCGTTCATCGTCGGGAACCTCTGCGCGGTCTTCCAGGCCGACGAGGAAATCACTAGCGCGGCAAGCTTCGATCTCTACCGTGGCAGCCCGTTCGGCGCGGCAACGTGGAACGTCAAGGGCTGTTTCAATCCCGCGAACCGCCCCGACAAGCAGGACTGCAACGACGCCATCAATGACGGCCTGATGCCGCTCGGCACCGACGACGGCGGCTCGTTCATCGTCATGGCGGTCACGACCCGCAGCAAAGACGCGGGCGGTACGCAGGACGACTTCCGCGCCGCAGAGCCGCACCGTGTCAGCATTGCCGACGAGTGGACGGATCTCATCCTCGCTCGCGACGCCGCGACGTGGACGAACGCGCTCCTTCAGGAAGACAAGCTGCTCGACCCGAACAGGCCGCGCACGGACAGCAACATCGACACGAACCAGCGCTTGCCCGTCATCGCGGGCCGCAAGGTCGTGACGCCGTTCGTCTGGAAGAAGTGGTATTTCGGCGAGCTCGACAAGTTCGCGGACGGCCACTTCCAGGCGCTCGACGCCATGAAGGCAGCGACGCGCGTGCAGCGTGACCCGAACAACACGGGACGCATCGAGGTCGGAAGCGATCTGCGAACTGTTGACGTAGCTCACCAGAGGACCTTGGCACTCGCGGAAGTTTCCCCCGGCTGAATCCCCGAGCGCGGCCCTTTCGCTGCGCTCCAACGAATCACATACCGCGCGGATCGCCGCGTGAGGAGCATTCATGGCAACTGTACCCAGGGAGCACGCGCGGCTCGCTGCCTTCGTCGATGGCACGTACCTGATCGAACTGACGTCGATCACGTTCGGCACCGAGAGCGGGCAGATCCGCGTCGACACGTTCGAGGGCCTTGCTGGCTTCACGCCAGGCAGCGGCAAGACGACGGTCAAGCTCGAGTTGGCGGTCCCCATCTCGGGACAAGAGTTCCCATTTCAAGAGACGTGCGCCGACGGCACGTTGCTGCCGATTCAGATCCCGGTCGGACAGAAGTCCTTCATGGGTATCGGCAAGTTGATGGACGTCGAGATTTCCCAGAGCGTGAACGCCGCCGCGAGCGAGTCGGTCACCTGGGAAGGCGGCTTGTCGAAGCTGCAATAATCAGTATCTCGCGGTAGTCGCTCCTCAGTGGGAACAGGGAGCGACAGAAACCGCGTGAGGACTAAGGCTCCTCACAAGTTACGCGGTGCCCCACTCTCCGCTGGCTTGTGACGGAGCCTTTTTTCATTTTCTCAGTGGGAGAAATCATGGCTGGCCCTCCGCTCGACGTATCAGAATCAGATCTCTGGAAGAAACTCACCGAACGCCCGCAGCCCTCCGAAGTCGTCGACTTCCCGGGCTACGACCTGAACGGGAAACCGCTCGGGAAGGTGAGAATTCGGGTGCTGCTCAGCGAGGAAGAGGACCGAGCGCGCGTTGCTGCGCACCGGTACCTGACCGAGACGCGCAAGATCCGAACCGAAGAACTCGGCGGCGAAATCATGCGCGAAGTCCTCGGTGACGCCGTGATTCGCGAGTTGCTCGCCATGGCGTGCACGGGCGCGGAACCGTACGGCACGCAAGCGACAGGGCGCGCGCCCGCTTACCCCCGCATCTTCGCTCGTGGCGAAGACATCGCCAAGACGCTGAACAAGGCCGACACGACGACGCTCTTTGGCCTGTACCTGCTCGTGCAGGAAAAGTACGGACCGACGGAACGGAGCATCAACTCGCCCGAGGAGCGGGACGCCTGGATCTCTCGTCTCGTGGAGGGGGCGAGCCGCCACCCTTTAGCGCGACTGCCATTGCCAGCCTTGCAGGATTTGACCATGTCGCTTGCGGCTCGTTCCTATTCCCTGTCGTGCGTCCTGGAATTCCTACTCTCGACCTCGCCCGATACTTTGGAATCGATCCGCACGAAATTGGATTCTGGCACCTCCTGGTCTGGCAAGCTGCCCTCGGATCTAGAAGAGATTGGCTCAAGCCCGCGCGG